TGTGGCTGGTGATTCAGCTTCTAATATAGGAGTTGCAATTGCTTGGTCAGATCATGTGTTACAAGAAATAAAGCGAATCTTGGCAGACGACAATTCTTTCTTATTGAATTGTGATATGAGTTCTAAAGATATACCAAATTTTAGTGGTATAAAATTAGAAAAGAATTTTCATAGTTCAATTCCAAAGAAGACTAAATTTATCCCTAGCGATTTACATGGAGTTTTTGATGTGGAGAGAGTGCCTGCAGATTTGACTATTTATGGAGATATGACCGTAAAGGACATAAGCAAAAAAGCTTATGCTCCTGTACGGTATGTAGACCCAGAAGATATAGAATTTGCAAAAGCAACCTCTCGTTTTTATTTAGATAAGTATACTATCCTGTCTGATAATGAAATTATTAAAGGTACGCCTTTATTGGCATCTCTTAATAAGGATTCTTCCAATGGGATGTTTTGTACGAAAGATAAGAAAGATTACATAGATTTTGAACGTGGTATTACTCTTCCTCACTTCGATAAACAATTGAAGCAAATGGAAGAAGATATCATAAATGGTGTAATCAACTTAGATGATTTCGTATGGAAAGAAACATTGAAAGATGAATTAAGAGATAAAGAAAAGACGTACCCGCGTAGTTTTAGGATTAGCAGGCTACATATTATGTTTTTGACGAAAAAGTATTTTGGTAACTTTGTATCCCATATTATGGCCAAGCGTAGTTTTAACAAAATTATGATTGGTTGTAATCCTGTTGTGGATTGGCCAGTGGTCTACTCTTACCTTGCTAATAGTAAGGGGGTTTGGGCCGCGGACTTTTCTAAATGGGACGGATCAATGTTACCGCAAGTACAATGTGCTGTTAATGACATAGTATTAGAGTTTTTTGAAGGTACAGATAGAGAGCGTAAAATCGCGAGTTTCCTTTTATATAATCTACCTTTTTGTTTAGTTAGTGTCGCAGACGACACTTTTATGACGAGTCACTCGATGCCGTCAGGTTCGTATTTAACCGCTATAATGAATAGTTTCGTTAATAGGTTTTATACGTGCATGTGGTATCATAGTACTCTGAAGAAAGCTGGATTTTCACCTAAGTCTAGTGAATTTGTTACAGATGTAGTAGATTATATATATGGAGATGATCGATTGAACGCTGTTTATGCCAAACAACAGTATCTTCACGGTTTAAGTATGAAGAATTACATGGAAGGACTCGGTTTGAAGATTACGAACTCAAGGAAGCAAGAATTTTTTAACGAATTTGAGAGTGTTGAAGATGTGACTTTTTTAAAAAGGTCATTTCGATATCATTCCCAATTAGGTAAAATAGTTTGCCCTTTGGATTTGAAGACTTTGAAAAGTGGACTTTCATGGGTTGATAAAAGCAAGGAATCAGATCAGGTTATACGGGATAAAATACATGCCTTTCAAAGAGAAGCTTTTTTACATGAAGAGGAATATTCCTCTTTAATAAAGCAATTGGAGAAAGGTTGCATAGAATCCGGTGTAAACTGTGAGATTTTGAGTTTATCATACTTAAAAGAACTCTATAATAAAAATCCTCAAGATTTTGTCAATTTATCGTGGGGAGGTTCCAAATATATTTAATTGACACCAAATAATATAGCCTTAATAATCTTCTATTTAGTGATTAATTTCTAGAAGAGAGAGCGTAATAATAGTGAAATTTAATCACTTTAGAGCAATACAATAACACAGTGTTCTCTAATTTTAACGTGTGTGTTAGCAACAATGAAAATCATAACGACTCGAGTAATGGGTTAGATACACCTATTACCCCGAGCAATCAAGTATCAAATAAGGAGAAGAATCCTGAGGTCGCGAGTACTGCAGAGCAGTACTTATCCGGCGTTCGAACAAGGACATTAATTGAGAGTCCGATGATTTACGATTCTTTTCCGAATCTTAATTCAGTTCCAGGTAAACTGGAAATGGATTTTTCACGAATTCTCAATAAACCGTTCTTGGTAACCAACATTAGTTGGTTAGTTACGAATCCTAAATATGGTTCACTGACGACGAAGATCACAGTTCCAAGTAATATTGTAGTGAATGCCCTCTCTAAGATTCCTTTCAATGCTTCTGTATATTACAGGGCAAAGATATGTCTCTTATTGCAGGCATCCGGTACACCATTGCATTCTGGAACTGTTTTAGCCAGTGTTACTCCATATTCGACTCCATTACCAACTGTCGGAACAATAAGTAATATGCACAATTTAATGAGCGCACCACACGTGTTTTTGAGTGCTAACCAGTCTACGGCCGCATGTTTAGAAGTGCCTTTTTATTGTACAAACAGATTAGCTGTTTGTGATACAGAGGGGCTTGGTGGTACTACTATCCCAAGTTTCTATGGATCTGGCAATAATTATGCGCAACTGAATTTTATGGTTGTAAATCCGTTAGCAGTTTCAACAGGGGGTTCTAATACTGTATCAATTAGCGTTCACGCTATTTTTCAGGAATTGGAATTCTTTGTTCCACACAATGACATCAATTTTGTTGCAATGCCAACAGCTTTTGCAGCAGAAGGTTTGTTCACTAAATTGCGAACCACGACTTCTAGCTTTATAGACAATAGTTTTAAAGGAATTAAGGAAATGTCAGGCGATTTCTTCGATGCATTGCGTCAAGGTATAAGGCAGTATACAGGATTACACAATCCAAATATTCCCGCCATTGATCATAAGGTGTATAACGTCCAAAGAAATAACTTGAATTTAGTAGATTCGAGTACTTTGTTTGAGAAGTTAGATCCTTATGCTGATTTCGATCGTATCACAATGGAATCCTTATTTATGACAAAACAAGACGAGATGGATTTGTCTTATTTGCTGTCTAAACCGCAGTATATAACAACATTCCGTGTCAACTCTGCCGACGCTCCAGGTACTTTTCTTATGTCTAAACCAATCACTCCTTTAATGAAAGGAGCTGGTTCTGAAACTGATAATTTAATAAATATCATTAGTAAGATGTCTAGATTTTGGAAGGGTTCTTTGAAGCTACACATTCAAAGTAGTATGTCAAACTTTCATTTCTGTAAATTGTTGGTTTCGTTGGATTATTCGCCAAAGACGAATTGTCTAACGCAGCAACCAGTTTATGCTGATCTGCAAAATTTGATGACTACTGCATTAGAGTTTTCAGCGGGAGGTCAAGTCCAAACAGTCGATTTGCCATTCTGTTCCAACTTCAATCAGTTGGAGGTTTCTCTTGATAATATAGTAAATGCTTTGCAACATGGTTTAGTATATGTACATTTAATGCAACCTTTAGTACTTAGTGCAAATGTTCCAAGTGATGTCTACTTTAACGTATATTTGAGTGCTGGTGACGATTTCCAACTTTACGGTTATTCCGTAAATAAGTTCAACAAGCTCAATGTAAGTAGAGTAGAGATTATGCCAACGTTTGATGCTGAGTCCGCAGTAAATGCGAATGTTCCAACACAGGAAGCTCTAGATATACAAAAACATAATACGAATGTGAATAATCTTGACACTTTGGATTTACGTCCAATTGTTAACATCAGAGATTTCATTCGTAGAATGTATCCATCAAAACCAGCTGTTTTTAGGTCAGACGACATTGAATTTACTAACGGTTTAGCTATTTTCCCAATAGCCGATCTATTAGGTATTAATAACCCAGATTCAACTGCATATAATCCGATAGAGGTCATTTCTAGACTGTTTTTTGGATTTACAGGTGGCGTAAAGTTCAAGTTTCAAGTATATGGTGCATTAGATGTTCAAGCCTACTTCGTACCCCCAGGGCAACGAGGTAGAATTGGTAGTAATTTTGTGTCAAAAGGATACCCTATAGCTAAAACTGGTTCACCCCAGTTTGCAGCTGCTAATTTAGTTTTAACTAAATCTTTTAATCCTACACAAGGTGTTACGCATCCAGTGCCATATATAGAATCAGCGAACAGAAGTCATTTGTTAAATTCATGGACAGCCGATCCCGGTTTCTTTGGCTATGAAGATCTTATGAAAAGTTCTACTATTACTCTCGAAGGGCAAATACCCAACATGAACCCCTTCAAATTTGTTGGTAACTGCAACCAGTTCTATGATGCTGGCAGTACGTTGCAAGACCCTGCTGGCGACTTAGGCGCTATAGTTATTAACATAACCCCAGTCAAAAAGTTGAGAGATCCTAATGATCCGAACACGTTTACTAATAGTGGTGTAGTTATCATACCACATATTGGTTTAACAGATGAGGCTCGTTATGGTTTCCAAACTATTTTGGCTCCAGTAAAAAGTAGTACTATCATTGGAACCGATTTCGTCGAATATACCGTATGTCCATACGGATCCGTGTTTCCTACACAACCAGGTTTACCATTAACAAACTTTACTACAGTACCAGGTGCATACTATCAACGCACTTAAACTTCTTTTATCCTATAGTCTATGAGGCTC